CCGAATCGATTGTGAAATTGCCGTTAATTGCTTTCAGTATTGCGTACTTCATAATTTCTTTCCTCTACTTTCTTTGAGTTAAATTGTCATAAAATGCTGATTTAATGAAGTAAATAAATCAACATTGTTGTGAGATGTAACACTTGGTCTGTCACATAGCCAATTTTTTTATATCTTGCCTTTAATGCATCCACTATGAAGTGAATCACAATGATTATGTATAATTTCCAATCAACCCCAAACGCAATCGCAAACGGCACGGAGTAAAGTACACAGTGTGCGAACAAATGCCACCAATTACTGCCTTTTGTTTTTGCAATGTAATCAATTTGAAGCACGTAGTCTCCAAGAAAATGGCAAGCCAATAATGTGTAAATTTTCATATGCTGAGATAAATTTTTATTCACTCAATACTTTTTGAACAACACGCCGATAGTAACAACGGTGCCGGATACGATTGTATAAATACGAATACCGTAAGCCGATGTTTTCTGTATAAGAGTAGGACGGTTAGAGGTTGAACTGACAACCATTACCGCAACAACCGGCCCATATGTATTGTCTACGGTAACGCTCCCATAATAGTAATCGACATACAAATCAGACCCCGCCGTAATCGTATACTCTTTGTAAGTTAAACCATTATTTAACGCTTTTAATTCGCTGCCAATAGACGTTGCAGAAATGTTCGTTCCTTCAACAAATGTTTCACCTGCGGACACAGCTGCGGTCACAATATACAACTGTTTGTCTAACAGAATATATTCACCAACAGAATGATTCTGTGTTGCTTGTGCAGTTTCAACGGTTGCAACGCTGCCTGCCCTCACTGTACCTGCCGCAACTTTTTTGAATACTGGTGTTACACCGGTAACCGCAACCGCTGTTGCTGTGTATTCTGCAAGAATCATCTGTGCAATTGCGCCGTTTGTGTTGATGTCTTCATATGTTGGTGTGAACGGTGCAAGTGCGCTGTTCAGCGTAATGACATCATCACTTGATGTATCAATTTCAACATAAATATATCCGGTCACTTCACCTTCACCTTCTGGCAATGTGACCGTCAAAGTCATCTGTTCAACGGTGAAATCTCTACCGCACAAATCACCGTACATGGCACCAATCTGAACACTGTTGCCACCAAGATTTGTGAATGTTGTGTCAGTGAAAAGACCATCACTGAAAATCTGGTCAAACAATCTTCCATCATCAGACGGTGATACATTCTGACCTGCTGCACGTACTACACGCATTTTTTTATACCGTTCCTTTCATTTTCAAAATCTGTGTCAGTCTTTTTCTGACATAGCCGAATGTCAATTGAATTGATGACATTGAATCTTTGTGAATGCCTGTCAGCATCGTGTGATATTCTTTGCCATTTGCATACAGTGTGAACAGCTGACCTATATGCCAATCATTGAAAAGCATTGAATCCGCACGCACTGTTGCAGAAATCAAGTCATCATACCTGGATGAATACAGTGTATTTTCTGCACTTGAATATGCGACATCAGAAAACCTTTCACCTTCTTGAAGTTCTACAACTTCACAACGTGTTTTGACAGGAATCACACGGTTTGTGGTTGAATCAGTGTCAATTGTTCCGCTGAACTCAGTCGGATGCCAATAATACGTGACTGTGTTTGATGCATTGTCTTTGTCATGAATAATCATCTTGTTTGGTGAATCATTTGATAATGATGACTGTATTTCATATTCAAGAACATCCGTCACATTCAAGTCATACTTGTTTGTTGTTTCAGAAACGCTGTGCATGGTGCATGTGAATGTCCTTGCCATATAATCAAATTCAAAGTCAAGAATGACACCGTACACTTTGAAAAATGAAACCGCAAGGTCATAAACGTTGTAAATGCCGTTATCAGATGCCGCATGTGTTCCAGATGTTGAAGATTTTTGAATAACAACAAAGTTTGGAAGGTTTTCAGATTCATCGTTTCCATTGAACAGTCCATTCAAAATGTTTGTCATCCACACTTCAATTGTTTGTGTCTTCAGCAGTTCCACATTTGCAAACACTTCTGTGTTCAATACTTCTGACAACTGATTCAATGTGATTTCCGTTCTCAAACCGTCAAAATTCGCATCAACAACAATGCCTTGAAAGTACATCTTGCCGTTGATTTTGATTTGCGCAAAATCTCCATTATTCGCAATAACTTCACCAGGACACGTGACTTTGCTTTGCGATGAAACCAGATAATCAATATTGATGTCCGGTTCAGAACATTCAGCCATTCCAGAAAATGACATTCCTGTTCTGTTAAACAGTTCAATTCTGTATCTGTTCATACCGTGTCATGAACCTCATCAATCTGCACCCATGCATCAATAGGTTCATCCGCTGAACCGGAAACAAAAAGAACACTGTTTCCGGGTGGAAAGTGCACAAATGTTTCTTTGCTGAAATCTGTTGTCTGGTAAAGATTGCGCACAAATTCATCTGTTGCAGCTACATATTCAGCAACTTCCAGATGACCATCTTTTGAATTGATGACCAGTTTATTCCCAACTGGAATTGATGCAGTCACAGAACCGGATTCAATCACATTGTTATTGACTGACACATACCATGAAGGATTTGTGATTTCACCAAAGATTGTGATTGTTCCTTGCGCATCCTCATTGGAATTATTCACAACATTGATATATCCGTTGATTGCATCAGCATACTGATAATCATACTGGTATGTGTATTTCTTTGGATTTTCAACATCATCTGCGGTTCTACGTGCTTGCCTTGGAATGTACCACAATGATGTTGCTGTGAATGTTGTGTTGCAAATCAGTCTGTTTGTCTTATAATCAATTTCTGACTTTCCCATGTCAGTGATGTCACCATCACAATACACCCATTCATTCAAAGGCATGTATGCAAGTTTTAAAGGTTGGTAAATGATGAAATCAGCAAACTGTCTATATGTCGCATAATCCTTGAACACCATGTTGAAACTGATTGATTTCTGTGCAGATAACCGCTGAATCAGTTCATATGTGTTTCCTATACGCATATATTCATTTTGCTGACTGATACCAAGACCATCTGGTTCATACAGAAAACCATCTTTGCGCATCAAGTTCCATTCTGCACCGGTCGCATTTATCAGTTTAAATTTTCTTACCGTCATAAGCGTTCACCAAACCATCTGTCAAGTTTGACAGCAACGGCATTTGCAATTGCTGTTTCATTCATACCAGGTTGTGTATAAATGTTAATGTCAATGTCGGTTCCACCTGCTTTGCCCATCATTTCAAGAAGTTTATTTGTTCCAATGACCATTTCTGAACCAGTTCCGTCACCGAAACCCTTCATGCCGCCTAATGTCGGCAACACTGTCGGTCTGCTGAAAAGAATGGCATTTTCATATGCTTTTTTGTACCAAGAAATGCCGAAACTTGGAACCCTTGGTGGATTCAGCGAAAATGAACCATTGATTGAAATATGCGGCAGTCTTAGTGGTGGTAAAGACCACGAAAAGTTGAATGCACCTTTGATTGCGCTGATTGCGCTTGACACCGTATCACGTGCACCATTGATTGCGCTTGATATTGTGCTTTGCACACTTGAGAAAACACCAGAAACAATACCAACAACACCACTGATTGCACCGGAAATAGTACCAGGAATGCTACCGAATATAGAAGACACGGTGTTTCTGATATTGCTAACAATGCTTGATATTGTGCTATATATACCGCTGAACACAGAAGATATGGTGCTTCTGATACTGTTGATAATGCTTGATATCGTACTGCGAAGATTATTGAATATCGTTGTTGCTGTACTCAATATGTTTTGGAATGCTGTCTGAATGCTGGCAAACAACTGTGCCGCCGCAAGTTTGACAGTATCCCAGTTTTTCCACAGCGCAATACCTGCCGCAATCGCACCGGCAATGGCAACAACCACAATACCAATCGGACCAGACAGTGCCGCAATTGCTGCACTCAGTGCCGGTGCCATTGTCATGATGGTTCCAATGGTAGAAATGACTGTTCCGATGACCGTAAGCAGTGGACCGATTGCCGCAATCACAAGACCGACAGTAATAATAGTGTTCTTTGTTTCTTCATCAAGTCCAGAAAAACTTTTTGCAATTTCTGTGATTTTCTGAATGATTGGTGTGATAATCGGCAATAATGCAGAACCAAGTTCAGCAGTCAGATTTGAAAATGTTGCTTGTAAAGTTCTGATGCTGTTTGCAGTTCCATCAGATGTTCTTGCATAGTCACCTTGTGCATTTTTGGTGTTTTCAAGAACATAATTGTACCGCAGTGTTACAAGTTCTGCTTGTGAAAGTTCATCATATACAAGACCGGTATCTTCTGCAAACTGTTTCAAGTTCGTTTGGTTCATAATGATACCCAAACCCTTAAGTGATTCAGTTTCACCAGTGAACACACCTTTTAATGCATTCATGGCCGTTTCAACATCAATATTCTTAAATGATGACAGGTCACCTGCAAGCCCTGCAAGATTTGTTGACATATCTGCGGCATCGCCTGTGGTAAATCCCATTGCAGTGCCCATATCGCCAAACAGTGATGTCATTTCAAGTGCTGAATTTTTTGATAATCCGAATTGTGTTGTTGCATTATCTGCCCAGTCTTTGACGGTCTGCGAATCTTTACCGAATGCAACATCAACTTTGTTCAGATTTTCTTCTAGGTCTGATGCGCCTTTTGATGCCAGGGTAAAAAAACCAACAATTGGTGCAGAAACAGATGTTGTCATCGTTTTGCCAACATCCGCAATACCATCACCAACCGTTTTAAACTTTTCACCAACAGCTGCTGTCTTGTTTGCAATGTCATCAAATTTATCTCTGATAGACATGACCTGCGGTTCCATGTCTTTCAGTTGTGCGTTCCACTGTTTCTGCTGATTTTGGCACTCTATTATTTCACGTTGAACTCTGTCATAGGCATCCGCATTAGTATCATTGCGTTCACCCATCTGTCCAAGTGTTTTATTCAGTTCTAAAACTTCTTTTTTTGAATCCGCAAGTGCTTTTTTTAACAGTTCCTGTTTTTGATTCAACAGTTCTGTGTTCTTTGGGTCAAGTTTCAGAAGTCTGTTGACATCTTTCAAATTGGTCTGTGTCTGTCGCAAAGATTTGTCCACTGCGGACAGCGAATCTGACAGTTTTCTGGTATCACCGTCAATTTCAATTGTGATTCCTTTGATTCTTCCGCTTGCCATGTGTCCACCTCAATTCAGAACCTGTCAAAATCTGCTTGTGTTGCTAATTCTGGATATTCAACCGAATCGTTTGACTTTTCCAGGTACATATCAAAAACCATGCCGGTGTCCAACTCATCCAAGTCAGACACCGACATACCAAGTTCAAAACACCTTAAAAGATACAAACCGATTGTCATGCACCGGTCAGTGTTCCGATGTTTTTTTTTGCTTCAGAAATCTGTGTCATGTTCATGTTCCACAGTTCAAGCAGTTCCGGCAGAATGCGATAAATGGAAAACATGCTGAACTGGTCAAGCCATTCATCCATGTCTGATGGAATTGCTTTGTCTGCCTGTCTTGCCATGACATATGCAATATTCAGAAAAACCTGCAACGTTTCTACATCAAGCATTGATGCATCTTCATTGTTTTCCTGTGCCTGTTTCACTTTGTCGGTCAGTTTGATAAGGTCTTTGAAAATATCCTTTCCAAAAATTGACCGGTACAAAACCGGTGTTCTTGCGGTTGCCTTAAACGGCACCGATTTACCATCAATTTCTATCAGTTTTTCCATTTTTCTTCATCCTTCCTTCTTTTTTCAACAATTACAGCGCAGGTTCATAAACCTGTGTATACCATGCCGCATACTGTGTTGATGCTGTTTCTTCATCACAGCGTGACTTCACCAGGTTGTCATTGATACGTGCCATTGCTGTCAGATTCAGTGTTTCCGTCTGTGGTGCAATGGAAGATTCTGTGGTTGCACCGGTTACCGATGCACGTGATGCAGTGCATCTGTAAAAGCAATGACGGACAGCATTCGCATCTCCTTCAAACTGAAACAGCAGTGCAAATTCAACTGTTCCTGTGTCACTCTTTTCATATGTGACACCGTTTGTGTCAGCAATTTCACCAAGAACATCGGTTCTGAAAGAATCTGGAATTTTTGCGATTTCCAGTGTTCCGCTATAACCGTTGTTTGCCACACCAGTCCAATACACGATGTTGTCAGCGTAGAACGGTGTTGTTTCACCCTCTGCATCCATCTGAAGATTGACTGCACCAGGAATCGCAACCGGTGTGCCATATGTCAATGTGCCGGTTCCGTTATCGGTTGCAACTGCGTAATAAACTTTTGAAAGTCCATATTTAATTTTATTCGCCATTTATAGCCACCTCACATAAATAAGTTGTTTCTTGCATTGCATCAGCAGATACATATTCTGATTGTTTCAAATATGCACCAATGTATGTATTGATGACATTTTCAACAGTGCGTTCATCTGCAATGCTTTTGCGTTTCGTGTAAAGCCGCACATCAAGCTGCATGATATGCCCATAATTGATATTGTCTGCATACAAGTCATCTGATTCTGGATATGTGAAAACGATATACGGCAATGAAGGAATGTCATCCGGTGATGCCCATGCTTCATAGGTCACCGGCATCCCAGTTCTTTCAAGTGCTTCAAACACATCTTCATATGTCATATCATTCACCTTCCAGTCTTTTTCGCAGTTCTGTATCAATCCATTCAAGTGTGTCATCTTCTGCCTTTGCAATCACACCGTCACCGGCTGTGGTTCCATAGGTTCCATATTTGTTTTTTACAACGTGACTGTTTTCAAGCAGATGCGCAACACGGTATTCAGTGCGATTGTAAACAACATAACCAACACCGGTTCTTGTATTCTTCAGAACCTTTTTTGACCAACCTTTTGCATATTTTCCAGTGCGCTTTTTTGAATTGCTGCGTATCTGGTCAACTGCTTTATCCGCTGCATCTGGTATCAGTTCATTTGCTGTTTTCTGTACTTCATCACCGTACTGTTTCAACAACTTTTGAATGCTTGATGACATTTCATCAATTGATACTTTGTCAGACATTGCCCTGTTTCCGTTGCACGTACAGTTCAATTTCATCAGTGTCTGTGATATACGTGCGATAAATTGAATAAATGATGCCGTTAAACTTCAGCAGCTGTTCACCGGCATAATCATATGCAAACATTGTCATGCGGTATTCTGGATTCAGACCAATGCGCCCACCTTCAAACCATTCACGCTGTGTGACAGATGAAACGTTGCAGAACACCATGCGTTCTGTCTGCGTTACTCGCTGCACACCGTATTCATCTTGCGTGCGTGTTTCTGAAATCAAGTAACAAATGTTTGACCTGTCCATTATTCAACGCTCCAGTCTGTGTAACCTGTTGCCATTCCAAGCTGCTTTTTCTGTTCATCATAGGATGCTTTCAGACGGTCATATTCTGCACCATCAATCTTTCCGAAATTGATTTTGCAATATGTTGTGACAGCCATAATGACAGCAGGTATCTGAAGGTATTCTGTGCCCATGATATCCGTGCTGATTCCGGCAATGCGCAAGTCAGCAATGCACGCATCAATCAAATCAGTCAGTTCAGAATCAAACGCATCTGTTGTGATTCGCAGTGCAAGTTTTACTTTTGCAAGTATTGTGTTCATGGTCATTTCTCCTTTGCGCATGATAGTGAAAAAAGACAGTCTTATTTGACTGCCTTTTTCCGTGTGTTCTTTTTCGGTTCTTCTTTTTCCGGTTCCGCTTCAGTTGCGGATTCAACCGGTTCAGCAACACCAAGTGCACACAGCCTGGTGTACTCTGCATCAGATACAGAATGAACACCAGGCAGTGCATGAATGTGTGTTGCCGTCATCAGTTTGACGGTCGGCATTTTTATGCAGCTTTCTTGACCTGCGTGAAACGGAACGGTGCAGTGACACCGATTGCACCAAACAGTTTTCCAAGTACACGGATGACATCGCTTGTCATCTCAGTGGTGTCATCAAACTTATACTTGATGTCATCGCCGTTCGGGAAGTTTGCAGTAACACCTTTAAGGTCACCGACAATCATATATGCCGCATTTGCAGATGCGCTTGCAAATGACGGAAGTGCATCCGTGAATACAACCGGCAGACCATCAAAGACATCACCGACATTCTGACCAGAAGTGACCTGGATGTTCTTCAGCGCACCCCATGT